AACCTTACTTTCAAACACCTTGCTACACGTGCATTTTTTAAGAACCTCTTCGGACTTAAATGTAACTACCTTCTGACATGTATTGCAATAATAACTTCTCAAATTCTTTCTCCTTTTTATTTAGATTCGGAGGATGCCCTTTATACGACATCCTCCATAGCTCTAAAGACTATATATTTTATGCAATAGTAGTTGCTTGTGTAGAAAAGTCAGCTTCACTTAGGTCTTTAACAAAACCATAAACAAACCATCTTTTTCCATTAGAAATACATTCAATAGTATCTCCAGGACTAGCAGCTGCAGTAAAAACAACAAAGTCATCATTTGCTGCAGCAAAATTTCCTGCTGCACCATCAACTTCATGTATTTGTCCTACGTTTGCTAAGTTTGCACCACTTCCTAAATCAACATTTACAACTTGATCCATTCCTGTATCTGTTCCTGCTTCATCTTCATCTAAAACAATTCTACAATACCAACCTTTATGTGTAACAGTAGGTAATGTAATTGTTGTTTCAGCTGTAGGATTTACTATTATCATTTTACCTGAATCATCAGGAGTTAATGTAGTATCAGAAACAACATCCATAATGTTATGTTCTTTATGTTGATCTCCAAAGCTTCCACTATTCTTATTTAAAACATCACTTCTCATTTATCGACCCCTCTCTTAAACTGATGTGTTTTCGAAGTTATACAAGAAATGAGTTTCAGGAAGAGATACTTCTAAACCTGCTTCGGTTAAGATCATATCTTTTCTTAAATCCTCATCTGCTTGTTGTACGTTGGTGATAATTTGTGTATCACGATTCATTCCATTACCAACTAGTGGTCTATATGCAACGTTATCTAAATCAATACAAGCTAAATAGCCTGTAGAGAAACCTCTAAACAAAGGTTCTTTAACCATTGAAAGGCTACCATAGATAGTATCAATTTTCATAATACTATGTCCAAAGTTACCCTGGATGTTATTTAGATCAACGTTAAATGCATTTTCTGACCCACCAATATCAGCATTTTGCTTTGTAAATCCTGCTAGTTTGTTAAAGAATGTAGTTACTTGAAAACCTGCTAATCCAAGCTTGTTAGACGAACCACCTCTTGCAGGATCATACACAACTTCAAAGTCTTGAAGAAGTCTATCGTAAGTCATTTCTGAATCTGCTACACTTCTATAATATGCTTTGCCTTCTGTATAAGAAAGAGCACTATTATCAATAACAGCATCTGTATTTTTAATAATATGACCTACTATTCCATCTGAGTAGTTAATACCACCTACACTAGCACTTTGACCAAACAACATTGCTCTTTCAATATCGACTTTGTGCTCTCTAAGTTTGCTATTCCAAATTCTAGAAAACTCATCTTCAATACCACGATACAATGTTGCTCTTGCTGTATTAGTCATTTCACATGCAGTTTTGAATATTTGAGTTCTTCCAAAACTGTGATCAAGTTCATGACTAAATACGTCAGGTGATCCTGATCCTTCTTCAAATGAAGTTCCAATAACTTGACAAGTAGCATTATCTACACCTGTCTCTGCTCCTGAATCTTTTTTAGAAATAGTTTTTCCTGTAAAAGTTGTTTGATTATTTGAACTATCAATAATAGGAGCTGTTTCTACTCTTACTAAAATAGTTTCATGAGCTTTATTAGAATCTTCTTTATAATTAACTGTAAATACCATTCCTTTGATTAAAAAATCAACCGAAGCTCCACCTGCTGTATCAACAGTAAATGCTGCTGTTCCACCTGCATCAGGCATAGCTACAGCTCCTTTTAAAAGAAAACTTCTATCTGTGAATTGTATTTTAGTCCTATCTTCTAAAAACCTAAAAATAGGATCTGATGTTGGCTGTTTAGCCACTTTTGATAAGTACACAAAAAACGGAGACTCCTCAGGTCGTAAGTCAGCTACTCTGTCACCAAAGTCAAACTTACGTCTAGTTTCTAGATTAACACCTGTACTTCTACCTACTGCAGGTTCGGAGTTTGCTTTTATTGCACCACTATTAATTGTTGCCATGTGTTTAATCTCCTAAACGTTTATTATTTATTATAATCCATCACTTCCCCTACGTTGATTATTAATTAAATCCCATACAACATCTGTATCACTTTTAACTTTAGGCTGTTGCCCTTGTAATACTCCTGCTGAAGTTGGTGTTTGCTGTGTTCTACGAACAGCATCTAAATTATTAGTCTCTGTAGGTTGTTCATTTACTGCATTGTACATTTTAATAACGTTATCAATGCCTAAGTCACTAACAGGTGTTTCAGCAAATTTAAAGAACCCATCAATTTGTTCGTCAGACATCCCTCTTGACCTTAGTTGGCTTTCCAACTGAGATGTAGCTTGTTCTTGACGTACATCTTGTAGTGATTCATTAACTATTGATCTCACCATGTCAGCAGTCTCCTGCCTTCTGTACTTATATGATTCAGAATTAGGGTTTGTAAAAGATTCCCAAGAATCAAAATCATCAGGATTTATTTTGTTATCCACAGGCTGTTGTTGCTGTGAAGCAAGGGATTCCTGGATGTCTTGAATTTGTTGTTTTAACTTTTCATTTTCAGCTAATGCTTTATCTTTTTCAGATTGCATATATCTAACTGATTCGTTTACACTATCTTGTGTTTCTTCTACGTTGTCATATGATTGATCAGTTTCACTATTTAATAATGTCTCATCATCATTTGTAAAATCATTATTTACCATGATTTAATTCTCCTGTTTGTTTTTACGATTTCCTGAATCTTTTTGAGATTGACCACGTATCATGTCTTTGACACCTAAACGTAATTTCTCTGATTCAAGTTTCACCGAATTTTGAAGTTTATTAACTTCGTCTCTAAGGCTAGATTTGGATTTAGCCTCAGCTTGTGAAAGCCTAGCTTTAGTTTTTTCAACTTCAATAGCTTGTCTGCTGTGTACTGTTTCTCTCCTAGCAGTTTGCAGGTCTCCTGAAAGATCTTTGATTTGTGATTGTGCTGCTTGTAACTGTTGCTGTAATTGCATAATAACATCGTTCCTTGACAATACACCCTCCTTATCAAATATCTCAGTTTTCTTTAATGCCTCTACCCTGTCTATTAGACCTGCCTGGTAAGCCTCCATATATACTTGCCATTCACCCCACTTATTAGATGGCATGGTTGAGTTACCAATAACACGTACATCAAACTGACCTATTGTCGTATCATTTTCTATTGCTATAATTTGTTGACTCTTATCGTCATATAATCTTTTATTAATTGTATATTCACTTATATCATTGTTAGGCTGTGTAATTCTAAATGTTTTTCTAAAGTCGTAATGCTTTTTACCTAAATTGTATAGTGCTTGTCCTAATCTTCTCAAACTACCTTCAATGTCTCTTAACTTACTTTTACTTCTACGTTGACCAAAGTCTTCCATCATCATTGTAGCTGACGATGTTCTTGGTGCTGCAGACGTATCACCCTGCATCATTTCAAATATACCCATATTCAAATCAATATAATGCTCAATCATTTTTGGTAATTGTAATATTGAAGATGACATAGGTTGTGGTGAAGGGAAGTGAGGTTCACCAAAAGAAGCATCATATTCTATAGTGGCATTCGGATTTGCCCAATCTCGTTCTAGCTGCTCAATATCTGTGACCGACCCTTGTGGAACTAATAACTTCAGACCTGCTGAAGACTGTGCATGAGCTGTAATTAAAGACAATAACTTATTGATGAACCTCTGCATATCCTTCCCTTTTCTCACATCACTCATCGGGTAAGGAGTGTTAGTCCAAATATTAGGCACAGGTATAATAGGATACTTATCTAAGTTTAATACTTGTTCGTATAATACTATTTGACCTATTGTAGCTGTTACCCTAATTCTTGTTTGTATAACTTCAGTAAAATCTATTTGATTCATCTCAACCATATTTTGAACTTGAGGATCTTGCATATACAGTTCAAACTGTTCTGTATCTAAGATTTGTTCTTGACCACTCATTTTGTCAAGGACTCTGAAGAATGGAACTTTTACTTTTGTAAAATATTCTAAAATTCTATATTTGTTTGTATTTTTATAATCTTTGTCTTTAATTACATCAGGTGTGAATGAACCCTGTGTGTAACTATTAGTACTTGAAGGGAAGTCTTCATCTCTATATCCACTAGTCTCAATCATATCAATCATAGGTTTACCTTCTTCATCACCTGGTAGTGGATTGGCTAGTTGTGGATAATTATCTAAAACTTGATCTTTTGTTAATAAAGTTGATAGACACATACCTGATGCATCATCAAACCATTTGTTTCTTGCATTTGGATCTACATAAACTCTGAATGGATCTATATAAGAGAACTTAACTTCTCCTCTGCCATAGTCTGCTTCAGGATCTACATATGCATAAAAATATCCAAGACCTGTAACAGCATAATCATGAACAACTTGTTTAAATACTTCATTACCATCTGATATATCCCACATATACTCAAGCATGGTTCTCCATACTGTTGCCATTTTATTATCAGAGTCTTCTCTTGCAACTGCAGAAAACTTTGGTGGTTTAGATGTAATGATAGCTTTAAACTGTTCAATAGCTGAATACAGTCTATCAATTGTTAAGTTTGATTGGTTTCTTTCTGCTAAGACTTCAGACTCATCTTTAGAGAAGTGATTCCCTAAATAAAAGTCTATATCTTCCCTAGCATGTACATCCCAATCCTTACGAGCATCTTCCCAACGGTCAAATATTTCCTTAATTTGGGTTGCTCTTTCATCTGATGGTAGGTTTGCCATATTAAATAATATATTATAAATATATTATAAACAACAAGTTTTTTTTATATTCTTGCCCCTGTTATCCAATTATATTGCTTTTTAACGGTTCTTTTGGCTGTTTTAAGACCTTTTTT